CTGGCGACAAGCCCTTCAGCGAGTACTACCGGAAGCCGGGCGATGTGGTGGGCCTCAACTGGCGAATCCCTGGCACGCGCGGCCGGCGATCGATGCGGCACGTAATCGCGGACGTGAATTTCTGGAAGAGCTTCGCGAAGCACAGATGGAAGGCGGCCATGGGAGACCCCGGAGCGCTCTCGCTCTTCGGTGTGGACGCGGAACCGCATCGCCTCTTCATCGACCAGATGACCAGCGAATACGGAATCCAGACGGAAGGGCGCGGCCGGAAGGTCGAGGAATGGCGATTCCGCAATCCGAAGTGGCAGGAGAATCACTGGTGGGATGGGCTCGTGGGCTGCGCTGTCGCGGCGTCGATGCTCGGCTGTGAGATCGGAGCCATGAAGGGCGCGGCCGGAACCTCAGGCGGAAGGCAGGGGCGCGGCACGCCCGGAGCTGGTGGGCGGTATTCCATGATCGGCGGCGCGGAACTCGCTGCCCTGGGCGGAGGGAACAGATGACGGCGCATGTTTTCCCTGAAGCCTCTCCGGAAGAAGTTGCAGCGCTCGGCGGCGAAGCTCCAGCGCTGGGCCTGGTCTGCAAGGGCTGCGGCTGCCGGGATTATCGCGTGTTGTACACCGATCGGCGGGACGGATATATCCTGCGCCGTCGCGAGTGCCGGCACTGCGGGCGGCGAGTTACGACGCGGGAAGATCGGTTGTAGTCGGGCAATCCTGGACGCCGCCTTTCCCTGCCGCAGTTGGGATTGCGGAGGGAGCAGCTTGCGCTTCCGACTGGGCATAGGCGGATAGGCTGGCCCAGTCTGCCACGGTGGATGCTTGCCAGGTCTGGCGGTCAGTCGCCAGAGAACTCGCCGACGATTTCGCGGCGTGCGGCCGGGCGAACCCGGACAGGTCGGGGCGCTGGGGCGTAGTCAGCGAGCTCCCCTCTTGTGCATCCGTCTTTCTGCCCCTGGCCATGGACTTCGATCCCGAAGCCTCGTGTTTCGCCTGCGCGCGTGAGGCCACGTTTGAGCCGCGCGGATTGCTGAGATGTTGTTTGGAAACGAAAAACGCCCCGGAAGTCTGCGGTCAACCGGGGCGCAAAAATCTGGCGGACGCCAGAATAGCGAAGGGCATTATTCGTTGTGCCGCAGAGCACGGGATATTCTCCTGCTCTGACCATACACGTCCGGGCGAAGTTGTCAAGGCTGAATCTTTCGCTGGAGGTCGTCGCAATTTGCGACCACCTCAGAAGCGCCTCAGAAGCGCCTCAGAAGCGCCTCAGACTTGCCGCGACTTGCCGCGACTTGCCGGCGCCACAGCAGAATCAGGATGCCAACCCTAGCGCAACCCTAGCGCCAACCCTCCGCACCTCCACCGGTAGCGGTCAACCGTTCCCGCCATACCGATTCAGCGAAATTTACTTGCCACGCCGTGTATCACTTCGTAATTGGGCATCATGGCGCTCAACCCTCAAGACATGCTTGACGCGATCGACGCGGTGCTGGCGCAGAACATTTCTGGCGTGACGACCATCCGCTACTCGGACGGCCGTAGCATCACCTACGCCAGCCGGGCATCGCTCCTGAACGAGCGCGCATACTGGCAGGGCCTGATCGATGCGCAAAGCGGTTCCGGCCTGCGGATGTGCCGCCTGGGCCTGATGGGGGATGCATGATGGGCCGCATTCGCGATGCCCTCCGTGCCCTCGGTGGGCGGAAGACAGAGACCATTGACGAGATGCGGCGCGCCGTCAAAGCGGTCTACTACTCGGCCGCGTCCGATTCGCCGTCGATGGACTTCCGGCTTGCCCACGATGTCGGAATCAACCGATCGCTTCTGGCTGACCTGAACAAGATCCGCGCCCGCTGTCGGTACGAGCTCCGGCAGAACGGCCTGGCCAAGGGCATGCCTCGCGTCTACGCGAATTCCGTTGTCGGCACCGGGCCGCGCCTGTCAATTTCGTCCGGAGATACCGCGTGGGACAAACAGGCGGAGCGGGCGTTCTCGAAGTGGGCGCGGCATGCCGACATGATGAGCGCTGGGAGTCTCGGGCTCCAGCTCCATGGCAGCGTGCGGCAGCTCTTCCCCGCCGGAGAGTACCTCCTTGCGCGGCGCCAGGCGAAGTCCGGAGACGTGCGCTTGCGCTATCTCGCCATCCGCCCTGACCGTCTGCGCACGCCATCCTTCGGTCGGGACAGATCCAACGAGATCATCGACCAGGGCGTCGAGGTGGACCGGGACGGAATTCCCGTCGCCTACTGGATCAGCCAGACGGATCCGGACAACGGCGACTATATGGCCTCGACGGAGCAGTTCGACCGCATCCCGGCCGCTGCAATCATCCACGTTTTTTACAACGAAGACCCGATCCAGCATCGAGGTGAACCATGGATGACTCAGGGCCTCGCCGTCTGGCACAAGCTGCGCCGCTACGACGAGGCGGAGATTGCGGCCGCAATCGTGGCAGCGAAGTTCGCCGCCGTGCTCATCAATACGAATCCGGATGTAGTTGCCGACGCGGGCAAGATCCTACCAACGTCCGTGCTCGAGATCCAGGACGGCATGATGATGGTGCCGCCGCCCGGGTATGAGCCGCGCCAGATCGATCCGAAGCAGCCATCGGCTAACTCGGCCGATTTCCGCCGGGATCAGATCGGTAGCGCCGGCGCTGCGAACGCCATGCCGGTCAACATCGCAAGCCAGGATTCCAGCCGCGGCAGCTTTGCCAGCTCCCGCTATGACGGCGTGACCCTCGAGCAGGACGGCCACGTTGTGCGCGGCATGATCGAGGACCTGCACCTATCGCGGGTATGGGCCGACTGGCTAGCCGAAGCGACGGCAGCCGGCGTCCTGCCGGCGCCGCGCGACGAGCCTACGGTATCCTGGCTCTGGCCCCGCGAAGACCGGCACACCGATCCGCTCAAGCAGGCGAGCGCGGATAAGGTGCGGATCGAGACGGCAACCGCAACCGTGGGCGAGATCCAGATGGAGAGCGGCACGGACCGAGAAGACGCTCGCGACGCGCTCCTTGAGGAAGTGGATTGGTTCCGCAAGAACGGGTTGAAGCATCCGCTTGACGCGAAGTCGGCGCAAGGCGCTGGCGGATTCGGTGCGGAAGGCGCGCCACGATGGAGGACAGCAGATGCCATTTCCCAATGAGCACGCGGCCAGGATTCGCAACCCGGACGATTTCCAGCGCGACAGCTTCCGCCGGAAGAATGACGAATTCGCTCCCGGAATCGACGTGATTTTCGGGCGCCTGAAGGGCGAGACGGCGGCGACTGTCCAGGCGATCCGCTTCGATGCGCAGAAGTTTTCCGCAGTCGAGGCGAGGAAATGGCTCAAGGACCACGACTACAAGCCCATGAGTTTCGAGCCGGCGAGCGGCAAGGGCAAGGCTTCGGGCGAAGTTGACGTCGCCGCGTCGATGGAGGGCAAGCTGGCCGTCTGCTCGGCGGAAGTAGTCTTCGCCAAGGCGGCGGAAGACGATGAAGACGACAAGGACAAGAAGCCGTCTTGCCCGACCTTCGAGATGACCGCCTACACTGGCGTGAAGATGGACGTTGGCGGCTGGTATCTGCCCGTCGTGATCGACATGGCCGGCCTGACCGTTGGCAAGAAAAGCAGGCCGATCCTGTTCAACCATGATGCTGCCAAGATCGTCGGCCATTCGACCAAAGTTGACATCTCGGACAGCAACGTAAAGCTGTCCGGAATCATCAGCGGTGGCGGAGAGTACGCCCGCGAAGTAGCGGCCAGCGGAGCGAACGGTTTCCCCTGGCAGGCAAGCGTTGGCGTGCAGGCGAAGCAGGTGAAGGAAATCAAGGAAGGCGATTCGGTGAGCGTCAACGGCACCGAGCACAAGGGACCGCTTTTCCTGATTCGCAAGGGAGTCCTGAGAGAAGTGAGTTTCGTTCCGCTCGGCGCGGATGACAACACGTCGGCCAGTGTGGCCGCAACCGTAGCCGAACCGGATTCTGTGGGAGACATGGAACAGGAGAACGAGATGGGTAAGGAACTGGAAGGAACGGGCGCGACGCCTGCTTCCGCAGAAGCCCCGGTCAATGCCGGCGCGGTTGCGGTTGCGGAGATTCGCGCGGAACACGCCCGCGTTGCGGCGATCACGGCCGGCTGTGTTGCGGCTCCGGAAATCGCGGCGCAGGCGATCAAGGAAGGCTGGACGCCCGAGAAGGCTGAGCTTCATGCGCTCAAGGCCGCGGCCCTGCGCAAGGAGCAGGACAGCAAGCTCGGCTCGCCCGCGATCATCACCGGCGGCGCCAAGCCGGAACTCGGAGCGGTCAAGGCTGCCGTCATGGCCGGGCACGTCCCGGAAAAGGCGCTCTTGGCCTCGCTCGGCGAGAAGAGCATGGAAGGCGCGAAGCGCTTCCGGCGCATGGGCGTGCGCGAGATCGCGGCCGTCTGCTGCGCGATCGACGGCATCCCTGCCCCGGCGCTGGGCGCATCGGAAAGCGACTGGGCCAAGGCCGCGTTCAGCTCCACGAGCTTCAGCGACCTGCTCAGCGACTCGGCCAACAAGACGCTGCTCGCCGCATACAACGCGGTGCCGAGCGTGGCGCGCGTGATTGCGCGGGCCTTGACCGCGAAGGACTTCAAGATTCACAAGGGCATCCGCCTGACTGGCGACCTCGTTTTCAAGAAGGTAGAGAACGGCGGGGAGATCACCCACGGCAAGCTGGGCGAAGGATCGTACAGCTATAGCGTGGACACGTTCGGCCGCATGATCGGGCTGACGCGGCAGGACTTGATCAACGATGACATGGGCGCATTCATGCAGCTTCCGCAGATGTTCGGGCGCGGTGCGGCCCTGGCCGTAGAACAGGCCTTCTGGGCGTTGGTCATCGCCAACACCGGGACCTTCTTCGGCTCCGGCAATGCGAACTACATCTCTGGCGCGACGACCGTCCTTTCCATCGACGGTCTGAGCGAAGCGGTGCAGGCGCTCGAGGAGCAGGTGAACCAGGACGGAAATCCCGTGGCACTCCAGGGCAAGTACCTGGTCGTGCCTCCGGCGCTCAAGGCCACGGCGCAGCAGCTCTACGTCTCGACCAACATCATCGCCGGGACGGCCACGGCCAAGCAGGGCGCGAGCAACATTCACGCGGGGAGCTATGAGCCTCTCAGCACCGCGTACCTCAAGGCCGCTGCCAAGGTCTGGTACCTGTTCGGCGATCCGGCCGACGTTGCCGCGTTCGGCATCGCCTGGCTGAACGGCGTCCAGGAGCCGGTGGTGGAAGAGGTGGCGGTTGCTCCCGAGTACCTCGGGCGCTGCTGGCGCGGCTACATTGACTTCGGCGTTTGCCAGGTCGATTCTCGCGGCGCGGTGAAGAGCAAGGGCGAGGCGTGATTCTAACTGGCCCGGCGTGGCAATCGCTGCGCCGGGCCAGTGTTTGTCCGAACGAAATTGACCGGCCCGGATTACGGGCCATTCACACAGGAGAAGAACATGGCAACGAAGTATATTGGTCCAGGGGAGGTCATGAACTACACGACCGCCTCGCCTCTGGCTCAGGACACCGTGGTCAAGGTCGGCCCAATCGTCGGAATCGTACAGCGTGGCGTTACGGCTGCGGATATCACGGCCGGACGGCGCGCAACGATCATCGTCCAGGGCGTGGTCGAGATGCCGAAAGCTGCCCCGCTCGTCATCAGCCAGGGCGATTCTCTCTATTGGGACGCCGGCGCCAGCAAGGTCACGACGACAGCGGCCGGAAACACGTTCTGCGGACACGCCTGGGAAGACGCCGCGAGCGCTGCGACGGCCGTGCAGGTCCTCCTCGGATATCTCACGTGATCGGAGTGAACGGACGGACTCACATCCTGGGGGTGCTGATGGCGGTCCATGGCAGACACGCGCTGGCCGAGCTGGCCTTGCGCGCTGCCGCCGCCTCATCGCCTCCAGGGTGGGAGATTCGGCCGGTGGTGGTGATGAGTCTGGACGATGCTCCGGCGTTCGCGCCGTTCTGCGATGCGGCCGGGATTCCCTGGGTCGCGGCGGACAACGATCCGCTGAGTTTCAAGTGGCAGCGCGGTCTTGAGTTTTTGCGTGGAGTTCTTCCAGGAGCGGAGGCCGTGACGATACTCGGATCCGATGACTTCTGCTCGCCCGCGTGGTGGCAGTACGTTTGCCGCATGATCCATTCGGGAGAGGAGCAGGGATTCGGAACGCATAAGGTTTGGATGCTCGATTCCGATACGCTGCAATCCGGTCTCTTCGTCTGCCAGTCAACGACGTCGATGGGCGCGGGTCGGACCTTTCCGCGCCATCACCTGGAGCGCGCCGATTGGGTGCTATGGGACGCTCCGATCAACAAGGGCCTGGACAATCACTGTGGGAGCAGGCTGGCGCGCCTGGACCTGCCGATCAGGACAGTTCGCGGCGCGCCTGGAATCATCATCGATGTGAAGACCTCGGAGAACATCCATAGTTGGCAGGAGTTCGCGACGTGGTGCGGCCTTCCGCTGAGCAAGTTCGAGATCGTGCTCGACCCGAAAGGCTCCCGGGATCTGCTGGAGCAGCACGAGCTTTTCACGCACATGGAGCCGCTCTTCGCAAAGCATATGGCGGAGGCATCCTAGTGGAAAACATTCTCGTAGAGCTAGCGAAGTTCGGCCCGGTTGCGTTGATCTGTGGCGTATTGCTTTGGGTCAACGCGGATCATCAACGGCAGATGGCGAGGCGCTTAATGCTCCTGGAAACGGAGCTACTGGAAGTCGTCAAGAACAACACGGCGGCGCTTGAGCTTCTGCGAGATCGTCCATGCATGGTCACGAGGGAACGGCATGGCTGAGTACATGGAGTACTTGACGGATTATCGCTGGGCCTTTCTAGCGATGAGCATCATCCTAGGAATCGTGGCCCTGGGCGGCGTACTACGGGAGAAGAAGTGAGCGCTTTTGAGACCTTCGCCAACGGCGCGCGGCCGGCCTTCTATGCGGTCTTCGGCATGACCGTCAACTATATCCGGAAGGAAGATGAAGTCACGCTTGAGGCGGTGCCGAGCGATCCATCCGAGAAGTGGCGCGAGATCGAAGCGGCGCAGATCTGGGCCGGATTCAAGGTCTGGACACTTCGCGCTTCGGCGCTCGTGATCGATGGAGACCTGACGCTCCCGCAGCGCGGCGACCAGATCGAAGACAGCGAAGGGAATCTCTGGCAAGTGAC